GGTTGAGCGTTGGTCCGGTCACGATCCAAAACTCAATCGCTGTCACTGTCCCTAACGGGGCAGTTTGGATGATTCTCTGATCATGGCCATCAAACTAAAGCGGAGCAGCACTGCCAATAAGCGTCCAATCCCTTCGCTGCTGGGATCTGGCGAACCAGTCGTCAATACAAACGAAGCGTCACCAGCGCTGTTTTTTAAAGATACGAACGGCAACTTGGTCAAGGTTGGCCCGGTTCATATCGGGACTAACGCTCCAAATAGTTCACCAGCTAGCACGGCTGCTACTGCGCTTGTTGCTGGTACGACGTATCAGATCCTGACGGTTGGCTCTACGGACTTCACGTCTGTTGGAGCGTCTAACAACAATGTCGGCACGATCTTTCAGGCCACTGGAGCGGCAACTGGTTCCGGCACGGTATCTGGCCAGCAAGGCGTTGAAAAAGGAGAGGAATGGCTAGATACCACCACTAACAAACTCAAGATCTACAACGGCAGTGCTTGGGTTGAAGTTGGCGGTGGTGGCTATCCAGCTGGCGGTGGTTCAGATGAGTGGGCGCTAGAGCATGACAACACGGTGACAACGTCTTATTCGATTGGTAGCGGCAAAAATGTGGTCTCTGCTGGTCCGGTTAGTGTGAATGCATCGGCAGTAGTTACGGTGCCATCCACCACAACCTGGGTGATTATCTAATGGGACTCCGACTAGAGGGCCAAACTACAGGGCACGTAACGCTGCAGGCACCAGCGACTGCAGCTGACAATACGCTGACCTTGCCTAATGGCAACGGTTCTAACGGAGACACACTGATTACGAATGGCAGTGGTGTGTTGTCGTTTTCATCTTTTATTGTCAGTGGTCAGTCTCTTGGCTCTAGTGCAACGATTGCAGCATCAACTAATGCGGGGGTTTTAGGGCCTAGGTACACGATTGCGACAGGCGCTACACTTACGGTATCGACTGGTTCGTTCTTCACGGTGCTGAGCTGACATGGCAGGAACAATCATTGCTGACACTCTTGAGCACTCTGACTCAACGTCACTGGCGACGAACCAGATTCCAGCAAAAAACGCTGCACAGACTTTTAGTGCTGCACAGACGTTTACAGCGCAGTCGGTGCATAACGGCGGGATCGACTGTAACGGTGCTGCAGACGTAGCTGGCTCATTTAATATCAACGGACAATACAAGCAGGTATCAGAAGCAGTTTCAGCTTTAGAGATTGACCTTAGCACTGGCAATTACTTCACCAAAACCATAAGCGGCAACTCAACGTTTACTTTTGCAAATCCACCTGCAAGCGGAACTGTCGGATCGTTCACGCTTGAGCTGACGCATAGCTCTGGAACGGTCACTTGGCCAAGCAGTGTCAAATTTAATTCTGATACTGCGCCTACGCTTACAACTGGCAAAACGCATTTATTTTTCTTTGTGACCGACGATGGTGGCACGCGGTATCGCGGTGCTGCTCTTGTTGACTACGTTAACTGAGGAATAGCATGGATCCGATTACACGACAGGCGATTGCTGTTGCTGGTGGTGCAGGTGGCGCTACAAAGACGTATGTCGATGATGTGTTTAATACATATATCTGGGATGGCACTGGTAGTGCCCAAACAATTACGAACGGGATTGATTTGAACGGTGAAGGCGGAATGGTCTGGACAAAAGTTAGGGACTATTCTGACAACCATTATCTTGCTGATTCTGAGAGAGGAAAGACAGGGACTTATTTCGATGAACTTGCTTCTAATGCAACCTATGGCTCACAAACGACTCGGCCTTGGGGAATTACATCCTTTAACAGCAATGGGTTTTCCTTGGGAGGCAATAATAATCAATTCAATAGCAGCAGTTACAATTACTGCTCCTGGACCTTCCGCAAAGCGCCTGGATTTTTTGATGTAATTACTTACACAGGGGATGGAACTGATAACCGAAATATCAGCCATTCATTAGGGTCAACCCCTGGCATGTTGATCATCAAAGTACTTGATGTAACTGATGATTGGGTGGTTTGGCATAGAAGCGTAAGCGGAAGCGATATTCTTCGGCTCAACAGAAACGCTGGAGCGGGTGGATATTACAGCTCAATCCCGTCAAGCCCATCATCAACACACTTTACGGTTAGCTCAAATGTAAAAGCTAATCAATCCGGTAAAACTTACGTTGCTTATGTCTTTGCACATGACGATCAATCGTTTGGGACGAATGAGGATGAGGCGATTATTAAGTGTGGATCTTATACAGGCAACGGTTCATCAACTGGACCTGTAATTGATTTAGGTTTTGAGCCTCAGTGGGTGATGATTAAAAGCGCAAACACGACCGGAGACTGGGGTATGGTTGATGTCATGCGACGTCAAGGTGTTGACAGCTCCAGCAGCGAAAAATTTTTAGCCAATGCCAATTACTCCGAAGGACTTTCTAACTTTATTAAGTTGACTCCTACGGGTTTTCAGCTTACTGTCAGCGTTGCTGACATTAACGGGAATAATCAAAACTTTATCTACATGGCAATCCGCCGTCCGAATAAGCCGCCGACTGCTGGTACGGAGGTGTTTGCAATAGATACATATGGCGGTATTTCGCCGAACCCCCCTGGTTTTAATGCAGGATTTACTGTGGACGCGGCATTCTCCATGCAAACTGCATCCGGTGACACACAATTATGCTCGCGGCTTACAGATCAAAGACGTATTTATACAAATCTTACCAGTGCAGAAGATGATAACGCAACAAACGCATTTGACTATCAAGATGGCTGGAATGCAAGCACTGCCGTAACTACTGGTTATGTCAGTTGGATGTTCCGCCGCGCCCCAGGATTTATAGACGTGGTGGCTTATACGGGGACGGGATCATTGTCGGGCGTCAATCACAACTTAGGCGTAACGCCAGAGCTAAAAATTATTAAATGTCGCAGCAACACGAGCGATTGGGTTGTTGGCGGCTCTGCTGTAGCGGGCGAAAATGGTTACATCTATTTACATAGCAACGCTGCATTAGTTAGCAGTACAAATTACTGGGATGGAGGCGATGACAGCGCAGCTCAATTTGGTGTTAGAAACACTAACGCGGGATCGGATACTTCTGGAAGAACTTATGTGGCATACCTTTTCGCCACCCTTGATGGTATCAGTAAGGTTGGCAGTTATACAGGCACGGGCTACGACGTCAATGTTGACTGCGGATTTACCGCAGGTGCCCGGTTTGTCCTAATTAAGCGCACCGATAGCACTGGCGATTGGTACGTGTGGGATACTCTTCGTGGAATAGGTACCGGCAACGATCCCTACAAGCTTTTAAATTCCCTCGCTGCTCAAGTTACTAATACTGACTACGTTGACCCGCTCAATGCCGGGTTTACAGTTACCTCGTCAGCCCCTGCTGCTCTTAATGCAAGTGGTGGCACCTACCTGTTCCTTGCCATCGCCTAATCATCATGGAAATCCGCAACCGCTCCACTGGTGCTCTCACCACCGTCAGTCAATTTAAGGCTGAACATCCCACCACCAGCTTCCCTAAGCAGATCACAACTGATGTTCTTGACAGCTATGGCTATGACGCTGTGCTGAATGGAGCGGCAGCAACAGTGGCTGCTCCTTATGGCGTCAGCACCCGTGATGGTGTTGAGGAGGTTGACGGCAAATGGTTCACCAAGTTTATTGCTGGTCCGGTCTTCACCGATACCACTGATGAAGAGGGCAACGTCACCACTGCTGCTGACAATGAAGCTGCCTACAAAGCAACAGTTGATGCCAATGCTGGTACGTCAGTGCGTGCAGAACGCGATAAAAAGCTGACTGCTTCTGACTGGACGCAAATGGCTGATAGTCCTTTGGCTTCTGACAAGAAGACTGAATGGGCTACTTATCGTCAAAGCCTGCGTGATCTGCCGACAGCTAGTGGTTTCCCCCACACGATGACTTGGCCTGAAGAGCCCGGTAGCTGATTGCAGCGCGGGCTATTATTGGTGTAATTGGCCTCTTAGCTGGTGTAGCGATGGCGTTTGGAACGGTCAAAGTAGACACGATCACGACCAGCACCAAAACGGTGACGGTCGATGATCTGACAGCGAACGGTCTAACGTCATCCGCTATCGGCAGCACTGTCCAGGCTTTTGATGCAGATACAGCAAAAACGGATGTAGCCCAGACTTATAGCGCTGGGCAGCGTGGCACGATCACAACGCTGACAAGTGGTGCAACAGTCACGCCTGATTTTGGAGCAAGCAATCACTTTACTTTGACAATCGGTCAAAACCTTACGATTGCAAACCCGTCAAACCTTGTTGCAGGACAGCAAGGGTCTATTTTTCTGATTCAGGACGGTACTGGATCACGCACCATTACATGGGGCAGTTACTTCGACTGGGCTGGAGGCACGCCACCAACGCTAAGTACAGCAGCTAGTTCTGTCGATCGTTTGGACTACATCGTTCGCACGACTGGTTCAATTCACGCTGTTGTTACTCTGGCCTACTCATGAGTGTTATTGGACATAGCCCGCTTGCAGGAGCTTCTGGAGCGGCAGGAGCGGCAGGGGATCCTGTTTATGTTGACGATGTATTCAGTACGTTTTTATACGAAGGCAATAGCAGCACTAACGTTATCAATAATGGCATTGACCTAAGCGGCGAGGGAGGCTTGGTTTGGCTTAAAAACAGATCAACAGGCAATACTTATCATTATCTTTGTGATACAGAGCGTGGCACTGAACGATATTTATATACTAATGGCACTGGTGCTGAGTATTATTATGCAAACAATGGTGTAACCTCGTTTAATTCAAACGGGTTTACTGTAAAAGGAACATCTGATTGGTTTGGTTTGAGTGGTGAAAAAATTTGCTCATGGACATTTCGCAAGCAATCTAAATTTTTTGACGTAGTTACATATAACGGCACAGGAAGCGCACAGAATATCTCACATTCGCTTGGCAGCGTGCCAGGCATGATCATGATTCACTGCCGTGACGGCACTCATGATTGGGAGGTGTACCATCGGGCGACTGGCGCGACTAAAAGCCTTCATTTAAACAAAATTGACGCTCAAACAACTGACAGCACAGTTTGGAACAACACGACTCCTACTTCATCGGTATTTACTGTTGGCACAAGTAGTAACGTCAATCAAAACGGTCATGGATATGTCGCGTATGTATTTGCACATGACGAGCAGTCATTTGGCACAGATAGCGGCGAAAGTGTGATCAAGTGTGGGGGTTACACCGGTGATGGTACTTGGGGTAATGCAGAGGGAAATCTGCAAAACCTTGGATTTGAACCACAGTGGCTCATGATCAAAAATGCTTCAAGAAGTAGTGACCCTCATACTGGATGGTTTTTGTTCGACAACATGAGAGGGGTTGCTTATGGAAAAGGAACCACAAGTCCAAATGGATATGATCAATACCTACATGCAAACAAAGCCGACGCTGAATCCACTGACGCCATCGTTAATTTCACTTCTGTAGGATTTTCACTTAATAATAGTGGATATAACTTAAACAAAAGCGGCGACACTTATATCTACATGGCAATCCGCCGTCCGCATAAGCCTCCAACTGCTGCAGCAGAGGTGTTTGATGTGCAATCAAGAACAACCACTAATCCAAACCTTTTTAGCACCCCATTGCTATACGTCGACGCTGCGTGGAACAAAATAACCAGCGGGACCGGCGATTGGTTGTCCACAAGTAGGCTTCAAGGATCATCCAAATACCTCAAGTTAAATAGTACAGGTTCTGAGGGTAGCGCGCCTTCTGAACAGATTGAATATGATAACAACTACAAAATAAATCCATGGAGGTGGGCTGATAATGCTACTGAGTCTAATTATCTTTTCCGCCGCGCCCCGGGCTTCTTCGACGTGGTGGCTTATATGGGGACGGGAAGTGCTGCAAGTGTTGCGCACAATCTTGAAGCGACCCCACAGCTTTTAATTATTAAAAAGAGAAGCGCAGCAGACTCTTGGGTTGTATATACAACTGTTATAGATAGCTCTATGGATTATATGTATCTTAATTCAACAGCAGCAAAAGGGAATAGCTCTAGCGGATTGCCAACATCAACTGTTTTTAATTTAAGCGCGGGCACTCAAGTCAATGGCTCTGGCATAGCCTACATATCATATCTTTTTGCAACTCTTGATGGCATATCTAAGGTTGGCACTTACAGCGGCACGGGTAGCAATATCAATGTTGACTGCGGTTTCACGGCAGGTGCACGGTTTATTCTAATCAAACGCACTGATAGCGCTGGTGATTGGTACGTTTGGGATACAGTTCGCGGCATCGTAAGCGGTAATGATCCCTATCTGCTTCTCAATTCAAATGCCGCACAAGTCACCAACACTGATTACATTGACCCGCTCAATGCTGGCTTTACAGTGACATCCTCTGCCCCTGCTGCCCTCAATACAAGTGGTGGCACGTACCTATTCTTCGCCATTGCCTGATGCAACGTCCTGACCCGATGATCGCTGGTAAGCCAGGTGCAGAAGACACCGAAGCGATGTCTAACCGCATGGCTTGGCTTGAAGAATTGTTCTTCCTCGATGGCCGCGACCAGCTCAGCCATCCGCAACATGGTCTGTTTACTGGCTTGGCGAACAAGTACAAAAACCTGCAGTCCACAGATGACTGCTAGCAATGGCCGTTATAGTGGCTTAAGGAGGTGACCCATGGCTGTCAACCCTGGAACCTATAACTTCTTACTTCAGAGAGCGTCAGACTGGTCTGTGCTTCTGCAGTTCAAGGACAGCAACAGTGCTGCGGTTAATTTGACAGGTGCCACGGTTGCCGCTCAGGCCTGGAATCAGCCAGGCACAAAGAAGTATGCTGACTTTGGCGTCGTTTACACAAGCCGCAGCAATGGCCAAGTCACAATCAGCTTGACTAGCGCACAGACGGCGACCTTCCCAGACAAAGCGTATTACGACGTACTGGTCACAACAGCCTCGGGGACAAAGGAGTACTACTTAGAAGGCGAAATTACTGTCGACGAGTCCTACACGACATGACCTCTGTCAACGTCACCACTCAGAAGAACACAGTCACTGTTTCGACTAGTGGCCAGTTGACAACAGTCACGGCTACTACTGCTGGGCCGCAAGGCCCACCGGGCGATTTTGACTTAGTTCAGTCAAGCAAAGTAGACAAATCGGTCATTTACTATGACCAATCAGCCGATACTTTTCGCGCTGATAATGTCTACACAGCAGAGACTCTTACGGATGGCGGTTCGTTTTGACAGCCATTTTACGCCCGTTTTGTTCACCCATCCATTGAGTCATGTCTAACACAATCAGGATTAAGCGTAGAAGTTCGGGAGCCGCGGGGGCTCCCTCTTCGCTCGCCAACGCTGAAATCTGCTTCAATGAAGTCGACGACCAATTGTTCATTGGTAAGGGCACAGGTGGTGCTGGCGGCACCGCAACAACCATCGAAGCTATCGGCGGTAAGGGTGCATTTCTGGCCCTGACCGGAACTCAAACTGTTGCTGGCAGTAAGACGTATTCAGGCACCCTGATTGCGCCTACGCAAAGCGGTGGTGATAGCTCCACCAAAGTTGCAACTACCGCCTATGTGCAAGGCGAGATTGGTTCGTTCATCACTGGCAACCAGACAGTCACCCTGAGTGGAGATGCCACTGGCTCTGGCACGACAGGCATTACTGTCACGCTGGCTAATAGCGGCGTATCTGCTGGCACGACTAGCGGCATCACTGTTGATGCCAAGGGTCGCATCACTGCAATTACTGGCCTGGCTGCCTCGGATATTCCGACGCTGACTGCTGCCAAAGTTAGTGATTTTGACACCACTGTTCAAGCAAACCGTCTCGATGAGATGGCTGCACCGACAGGTGCCGTTGACTTCAACAGTCAGCGTATTACTGGTGTCAGCGATCCTACTGGTGCTCAAGACGCTGCAACCAAGTCATACGTCGATGCCGTAAAAACTGGCCTTGATGTTAAATCGAGCGTCAAAATTGCGACGACTGGCAATATCACATTGTCTGGCACACAGACGATTGATGGTGTTTCAATCTCTGCTGATGAGCGCGTTCTGGTCAAGGACCAAACAGATGCCAGCGAAAACGGCATTTACGACTGTAAGGCTGGTGCGTGGGCACGTTCCAGTGACTTTGACTCCAACACTGAAGTCACCTCTGGTGCGTTCACGTTCGTTGAGCAAGGCACTGTCAACGCAGATGCTGGCTTCGTTCTGACCACTGACGGTTCAATCACCGTTGGCACGACTGATCTGGCATTTACACAGTTCTCCGGTGCGGGATCTGTTTCTGCGGGCGATGGCCTCAGCAAGAGTGGCAACACTTTGAGCGCTGACCTCAAGGCCAACTCTGGTCTGGTTATCAGTGGTGGGGAGATTGCTCTTGACCTTGATGCTTCTGGCATCAGCGGCTCTCTGGGTATCGCTGATGGTGGTACTAACGCCACATCTGCATCTGCAGCCAGAACCAACCTTGGAGTCGCCATCGGCTCTGACGTTCAGGCTCACGATGCCATCCTGGATGACGTTGCAGGCCTGACTCAGGCTGCAAACAAAGGTATCTTCTTTGATACCGGCAACTCTGCTGCCACGTTTGACCTGACTGCTGCAGGTCGAGCACTGCTTGATGACGCTGATGCTGCTGCTCAGCGCACAACACTGGGTGTTGCGATTGGCAGTGATGTTCAGGCATTCGATGCCGAGCTGGCAGCAATTGCTGGCCTGACATCTGCAGCCAACAAGCTGCCGTTCTTCACAGGCTCTGGAACAGCTGATCTTGCAGATCTGACTGCGTTTGCTCGTACTCTGCTGGATGATGCCAACGCATCTGCAGCACGTACAACCCTTGGCCTCGCCATTGGTTCTGACGTTCAGGCTTTCAATTCACAGCTCGCAGCTTTTGCTGCTCTGTCGAACACTGATGGCAACTTCGTTGTCGGCAACGGATCTACATTCGTTGTTGAGTCTGGAGCGTCTGCACGCACCAGTCTTGGCCTTGGTTCGATTGCTACTCAAGCAGCGAACAGCGTTGCGATTACAGGCGGCACCATTTCAGGCATTGAGCTTGACGGCGGCACCTTCTGATTGAACACATACATCCTGCCGGGTAACACCGGCAGGTTTTTTTATGGACACTAATCAGAACCGTCCCATTGACCCTGCCATTAATGTAGGCAGCGGAAACGTTTCCCCACTCTTCCATGATCAAACGTGTCATTGGTGCCGCCGGTATGGCAGCTGTGCTGGCATCTCCTGCTTACGCAGGCGAGTTCTACGTGAATCCTGAGCTGAACGTTGGCGCTGGTATGGATTCTGGTGTTGGCTCTGCCAATCTGGAAACTCATGTCGGTTACGACTTTGACAATGGTGCTTACATTCAGGCTGGTCCTGCTTTGCTGATGCCTGACTCTGGTGAGCAAGAAGTTGAAATCAGCGGCAAGGCTGGCATCAGCAATGGTCCTCTCTACGGCGAGGTTTCCTTCATCACTGGTGATGAGCTGAGCCTTGGCTTCAAGACTGGTGCCAAGTTCTCTTTCTGAGCTAGCTTAAAAACGCAGAGCTGCCCCTTCTGGTCTCACACAGCAGGAGGGGTTTTTCTTCATTGGTTTCGCCATGAGCGTCAAACTTAACGGCAACAAGTATTCCCCAACTGGGACTAGGGTCCCAAGCGAGTTGCTGCCTACCGCAATTCGGTACGAAAAGGCGAGAGCACTTGCATTTGAGCATCTAGGGCAACCACACCGTGCTGAGGAGTGTGTAGCCCTGAAACGTTTTTACGAACGACGTAAAATGGAAGAGCAGAATTAGCGTCTTTAGAAGTGCAAAAGGTTTTCAACGTTCTATCAGTGCTGGCGTTCCTGATGTCTGGAACGTTGGTTGGAGCGACAATCGTTGCGTTTGCTCGCGTTCCAGGAATGATTGAGGACTACTTGGAGGACGCAACCGGCGATGTCATTGGCGAAGTGACAGAGGCTATCCCTAGCCAAATCGATAAAGCGATGCCAGAACTGCCGACAGAGACTGGCTTGCCGATTAAGTCACCATTTTAGTGTTAGCAGTTGGATCGTCGTCATGAGCTTCAGGCCCAAAGCCTTTCGCCTTGATTTTCGCCATGTCAAGTTCTGGCGCGGGTGTCTCCGCTTTCTGCTCAAACGTCCCTAGCCATTCGCGTAATGAATCTCCTGTCGGAGTGCCCTTTGGCCATTTAATGTGGCGCAAGATCATTTTGTGATCTGTAAAAAGCCGAGACGACCTGCCACACAAAACTGTGTAAGTGATCTCAGGTCCTTCGCGTCTACGGTTTCTCTCGATCCAAAGCTGACCAGCAACAAACCGTTCACCCTTCATGCCAGAAATCCCTGAGATTGGTATTGGTGCGGTGCAAGTGCCGGAGATCCCGGCTTGGCGTGCCATGCCTCCACAGAGTATTCCGGTTGCGCCGCCGGTGACGTTACAAATCGGTTTTCCTGTTGCTGACATCCCTGGCTGTGTAGAGACCAGGAACTCAGCAGCAGGTGACAGTGAGATCTACAACACCGATCCAAAGGGCAACATCACTGTTTGCGGCGGGCAGATGCCGTCGTACAAACCAATCGACTACACGCCTGGAACGCTGGTGTATGGCGCGGCAAAACCTCCACCGCCACCAGAAGAAGAGGTAGAGCCCAAGAAAGAAAAACCGGCTGGTGAATCAAACCAACCGGTAGCCCCTCTTCCGTCGCCAGGTAGTGGCATTCCTGACATCCCATTAGATAGCAACCAACTGCCATGCCCGCCACTGGATGGATTACCTATTGGTGTCAGAGGCAAGCAGGGCACTGGGATTGTCATTGGATATAAGCGTGTTGATGGTCAGTGCATAACGCTGTATGAACGCTTGCCAATCGACAAGATTATCGACAATTACCTGCCACCCGCACCTGTTGCACTGACGACTGGCGTGATTGCCGCAACGGCTGCAACGTCAGCCATCGTGGCAAAACCGTTAGGTGAGTATGTGTTGAAGCTGGTCAAACCTACTGTCAAAAAGACAGTTAAAAAGCTCAAGGGGATGCTGGGGAAGAAGCCTCGCCCTGAGTCTGTTGCTGAGCGCGTGAAGTTTCAGCGTTCTCTCCGTAAGTGATTTTGTGGATGTGGGGCGGGATGACGCCTGGCGGATTTTGCAGGACTACGTCAGCACAGATTTTGCTGTAAGGGCTGTCAGGGTGAAAGCTGATGCCTTCTTTCATCAGTGAAGCGCAGTTTTTAAGCCTGGCGATTTCGTAGTTAAGTCGCTTGTCAGCAAGCTGGGCGTCCAGCAATGCCACCTGCTTTTCAGCTGCTTTTCTGCAGCTTCTAACGTGGGAGCGGTCAAGCGGTACTGAAATCGTGGCTGTAATACCGCCGTTGATTGAGTAATTAGTTTTTTGACCCGTCCTGATTGGACGATAGTAAAGGACATTGCCCGGATTATCAGGGACGCCGTCTGGGGCGGCAATCCCCTCCGGAGTTGTCGTGCCCACCAAATCGAGAGTGTCGTATACCGGTTCTTGGTAGTAGCTCTCATAGGGATGTGCCCAGCTAGTAGTTGTACTTAGAAAAGGATTGATGTGAAGAGTCGCTCCTTGACAAGATATACCTGCATAGTTGAACCCGAATGTGCGTGATGGCACCACCTGCACAGCTTGGTTTGTGACACTTCCCGAACTGTTTGCAACTGGTGCAGCAGTGCTGGAAACCTGAGCTTGTGCTGGAGCGGAAAGCAGCAAAAGCGTTGCTATGACTCGCTTCATTGGGTAAAGGTACTTGTCGTCTCAGTTATAGATTCAATGTCGGTGTCACGGTTGATGAGTGTATGGTTGACCAAACCTGGGCCGGACAAAGTTTCTACCATCTGGAACGCTTCGCCTTCATTAACAATTGTCCAGGTTGGCTTAGTTGCAGCATCAAGGCTGGTCCATTTACTGGTGATGCCCTGAATGGTGTTTGACGTTGTCGTCAGACCCATTGGAGCGATAGCAGCGTCAGTCTTGATATTTGTGCCACTAACCGATAGCTCGTAGCCCGTCCGGTATTCATACGAGTTAATGACTTCTGTGACTTTGGTCTTGGTCGTTGTTGTGGAGGAGAGAACGCCTTGCGAAAAGTTAGGCACCACAGGCACCGCAGCTGCTGGTGCGGCAACAAGCAAAAGCAGCAACAGAATCATTTGATTGTCAGTTCTTGGATGACTTGACCGATTGCAGTAGTACCAGCCGAACCCGCAGTCACCGAAATAGCGCCATCAGTTGCAATCGTGCCAGCTAGTGTTCCAGCGACTCCGCCTGATGTGGTCGTTGTATTGCCGAACACCGGCAGTGCTGGGACTACTCCGGCGGTGACTGTTGTTGAGAGGACGGTTGGAACGTCGTCTCCTTCTGTATAGCTTTCGCTGTAACTGAAAGCATCACCAGCAGTGGTAATGCTGTAAACGCCAGGAGTGTAACCGAGGGCAGTACCGGAACTAAATGCAGTGAACTTACTAGCAGTGTCCAAAGTGACGTTAGAGCCAGATATTGCCAGTGAACTCGGCTGCCGGATTGCAACGGATCCCGCTCCATCAACCGACAGCGAAACGCTTGACTGGATTCTATGCGTGATGTCTGCCTGCGCTGGAGCGGCAAGCAAGCTGGCAGCTAGTGCCAGAAGTGCCTTTTTCATTGGATTCCGGCTTTGGTGTCCTTATTGTCTACGTTAACGGTTTTGTCGTCCTTCTTTTTCTTATTCAACTTGCCCAATGCTGGCGTGTAAGTCGCTGCCGTCCCAGTAAGCAAGCTGGCTGGAAACGTTGGGTCTACCGCTTGCGAAAAAATACCAAGGTAGTTGGCGGTCAAGATGCCCATTGACCAAAGCAGGATAGTGACTCGTACAACGTCACCTAGCCAAGAGCTGTTTTGGTCCTCCTGTTCCTGCTCTTGCAAGTCTTTCGTCTCTGCCATGATGGATTGACGCTAGAGGTCGAGTAGTGGTTGAAGTCTGGGCTGCAGTCGCTGGGGCAAGCATAGGAGTTGCTTCTGCTGGGTTAACTGGGCTGTCCCGTCAAAACCAGCAAGGTCGAGACTCCTTGGTACGCCTGACAACTGCTGTAGACAATTTAGCCGGTCGCCTTGATGTTCTCCACGCCGATATCAGAACAAGAGACCAAGAAATTTTCAGCAGACTGGCCGAGTTAGAGCGATCAGTAGCGCGACTTGAGGGCCATAGCGATCGGAACTAAACTATTAGAGCCCTGCATAGGCATCTAATGTTGTTGATTCTCAAGCCATTGCTACTGTCAATGGCCAGGTCAAAGGCTTTTAAAGAACTGATCGTCGCGATGCTAGAGCGGGTCGTCAAGCAAACCGACAACGACCTAGATGACTTGGCAGTCAAGCATCTCAACGACTTGCTGTTCCCAACTTCTCGCGTCGATAAATAGCATTAACCATTTAAGTTCGGCATGATTGGCGCGTCAGCTGCTGTATTGGTAGTAATGGCCCTTGCTTTGTTGCCGTTTTTCCAGTTTTTTCGTGGTACGCCCCACCAGTTGGCTGCTGTTAAACAGCTTGAAGAGTCGCTGCCGCCGCAATTATTGGAAGAAAACGAAGCTGATTGGTTTCAGTCCTGGAAAGAAAGCGGGTATGACCAGCAGATTTACATGCCCTACTTCAGACAGCTCGATAACAAGACAGGAACCGGCCATCGGGAATGCTTTAGTTCAGCGGCGGCCATGGTGGCTGCGTATTACAAGAAGGTTCGCACGGATGATCAATACAATGCGATTCGTGCTGAATTTGGCGACACCACTTCGGTAGAAGCTCAGCTAGCAGCGTTGCGGAGCTTGGGTCTAGAAGCTGAGTTTCGCAAAGATGGCGATGCTGACATGGTTGAGCTTGAGGTCGAAAACGGCAGGCCTGTGCTGGTTGGTTGGTTGCACGCAGGCAACATGCTTCGTGGCGAACCACCAATGTGCAGCGGTTTAGGTTGCGGGCATTGGAGCGTAATCAGTGGTTACGCGGGTAAGAACAGCAACGATCCAGAGTGGATCATGCAAGATCCGAGAGGGTATCCCGAGATGGAGAAGGGAGGCCATAGCAACCCGCATTTGGGACGTAATGTCCGTGTGAGGCAAGCTGCGTTCTATCAACGGTGGCAAGCGAACGGCCCAGGCACGGGCTGGGTGATCTTGGTTAATGAGTGAGTTTTATTGGATCTGGGCGTTTATTAGTGCGTTTTGGACAACTGTTGTGCTGCAATGCGCCAAGCCTGTGAACTGGGACCAATGTTCAAGAGTCAATGACTGGCTAGTCCCTTGGGTACGAGATGTGGTCGAAATGCACGAAAAGGGTGCTTATCACAAAGAAAAGAGCGCTCTAAAGGAACCTAAGTAGACTTGCGTTTTGCATTGATCGAATGGCGGTTCTGTGTGACTGGGAGATCCAAGCTCGTTGCCGCAAAAGCGACATGGTCGTCCCGTTCAACCCAGATCTGCTAAATCCAGCCAGCTTGGATCTGCGTTTGGGCAATCACCTGATGATCGAGAGCATCTACAGCCCTGAGCTGATTCGTATTGACATCTCAGACAGGACAGAAGATGAGCCGTTCATGCTTCAGTCCGGCGAGTTTTGCCTGGCTGAGACACTTGAGCTGTTTAACCTGCCCGACGACATCAGCGGCCAGTTTGTACTCAAATCAAGCCGCGCACGATCTGGTCTTAATCACCTGCTTGCTGGCTGGTGCGACCCAGGCTGGCACGGAAGCAAGCTGACTCTCGAGTTGAAGAACGAGCGATTGCATCATGCATTGCCTCTTTGGCCTGGTCTGAAAATCGGCCAGATGGTCTTCCACGCCATGTCAAACACGCCAATGCATAGCTATGCAGAGACCGGTCATTACAACAATCACTTGACAGTCATGCCGTCTGTGGCATGACTTAATAAATATCTTCAGGGCTATGGGCTGGGCTGACTGGATGGTCGTGACTCAGAGCCTTGAGGAGGAGCTTGAGCTTGAAAAAAGTGTCCGTGACATTCAAGGTTGCAACGACGAAGACGCACTTCGGACAATGTGCGTCTCTTTGATCCGCACCAACTGGCATCAAGCAAAGCTGTTGCAACAGGCAGTCGGTCACATTGCAGAAATTGACTCCTCAGTTGCAGCCTTGGGGCTGTAAGCAAGAGTCACAAGTTCAAAGAACTGCTTAGCCGCCCAGTCTTTTGACTCCGGAAAGTGGCGTGCCATGCCGCCATACTGCACAACCCAAGCAGTGAATCCATCCTTGACCGCAAGCTCAATCGTTGGCTTTGGCATTTTTCATGTGCTGGATGTAGATGTCAGCCTGCCAAAGATCATTTGAAAACTGCCTCTGCCCATCAGGGCCGCAGCTGCAATAGCGAGGCTCACCGATTGGTTCTACACCTTGAATGATGTAAAAGCCATCGCCATAGTCCATCGCATCAGTCGGGACATTGCCAAAAGTAGGCGCAGTCTTTAGCGAAGGTTCCACCAGTCATCCTCCCTTCAGGACAGCCGACATTGCAGTTGGCTTTTACTATTTCCCAGTGTATGCAGTTCATGCAACGTGGCTGAGAACTATTCAGGCAACGCGCATCTGCATACAGTTGCTCTGCCTCAAGCACTGCTTGCTCAAGTTCAGTTGCCGACAAGCTGCAAGAGAGTTTCCCGGTCTTGGTTTTTATCTTGACGCGCCATCCATCGCCATCCTCGCTAAGGACCATTCGTCCAGCGTGGTAACGCAATGAGGCCATAAATTACTTGTATATCGCCCTCAGTATCTCAGCTGCTTCAAGTGCTGCGCTATGGGTGTGGCAAGGCTCACCCCAATACACAACTGATCCATCGAAAAACCAAGGCTTGAACAAAGGCATGATCCCAAGTGTCATGAGGTGAACTCCAACAGAATCTGGTTGACGCATGGCTATAATTTGGGCTCTTCACCCTGAAACGGGCGAAGGACAGTTCACCTGCAGCGGATCAGGTGCGAGGGGTGCG